AGATCGGCTTTAATATTGAAAGTTTTGCAGGCGAAGGTGAAGCCGCTTGAAAAATCCAGGTTCGCCTCTGACAGGTTCGCCTTTGACAGGTTCGCCTCTGACAGGTCCGCCCCTGACAGGTTCGCCTTTGACAGGTCCGCCCCTGACAGGTTCGCCCCTGACAGGTTCGCCTCTGACAGGTTCGCCCCTGACAGGTTCGCCCCTGACTCAATGGCCGCCCTGACCGCCAACAGCCATTTATTTTGACCTTTTTCGTATTCGATAGTGATGATTGCTTCTTTTGTCACCCGGTGATTGATTGAGAATTTCATTTTCTCCTCCTTAATAGTGGGCCCGGAGCTTGGGAGTCCGGGACCACCTTTTACTGATTCATACTGCATGGCCGCTTCTCTATTCTTCCGATGAGAATGAACGGGAATAATGGTTAATCTGATTACGTTTCCGCTGTCTGCCAGTCAGACTCCCCTAAAGTACCAGATGCAGGATTTCTACTGGTCCCACCTTTTTCGGCCTGCTGGCTACACACCGTTCAATGTCTCTGACATCGTGGGCGCCGATGGAATGGCCGGGGCGGTTCGGGGTACTGCAAAAGAGCGTTTCTTAATTTCGATTGCAGACTATCACCGTTTTCAAATCCTGTCAAGTTTTTATTTTTCACTTCATGTAATAAAGATTTTTCTTGCAATTAAAAAACAACGGGAGTATAAGGGTAGCCATGAAACTTACAACTCTTAATGACTATTTGAAGCAGAAGAAAATTAGCCCTTACCAGTTTGCATTGAAAAATGGCATCCCGCATGTCACGGTATGGAGGGCATCCAGAGGGATGGCAGTAAGGCCCGACAATGCCAAGTTGATCTGGAACGCGACAAATCACAAGGTATCGTTATTGTCCTTGGTTTGTCCCAACTATTGAGGTCAATAAGCCATGATTTGCTTGAAATGCGGAATCACCGAAGCTGGCAAAAAAGATATGTGCGCAAGATGCCAGGATGAAACCGACGAGGAAAATAGGCAAATATCCGCCTTTCATCATGACGGCCATTCCTATCATTGCGCCTGCCGCCTTGTTTGGGGAGACGGAGAGTGTGAATGCCGCAGACAACAAAACTGGATTGCGCCGAAGCCCACAACGGCAGATAGCAGGCTAATTGCAAACTTCGATTGCCCTGAGCTTCACGACTACAACAGGGAAGAGGAATTGTTGGCACTTACCCACATGATCATGATACGGGACAGGCTTTAACATGACCCTACAAGAAGCCATAATAGATGCCATTTCATCGTTCAGAGAGCAAAACTTAACCATCAATGCCGCCCCTGATTGCATACCTAAGATTGATTTATCATTATGGATCGCGATGCGGGTAAAGATGTGGATGATTTCTGAACAATACATCAAATTTACCGTCGATCCTGATTGCGAATTTGCAAAGGAAAGCCAAGAGGGTCAATAATGACCTACCGGATCCCCAAGTACTATTGCAACCGGGACAAGAAGAAGCTGCCGTGGGCCAAAGTCCGCAAGGTATGCCTCATGAAAGGTTGCCATAATTTGCAGAGGATTCTGAAGGGGATAAGGGTGAAGGTTAATTAACGAAAGGAGGAATTATGGATTATCAAGAGTTTTTGAAGACAAAAGACGTAACAGATAGCAGCACGGGATTTGAACCATCGGCAATCAATCCGATGTTGTTTGACTTCCAGGCCGCAATAGTAAGGTGGGCATGTAAGCGGGGCAGGGCGGCTATATTTGCAGATTGTGGATTAGGAAAAACCCCTATGCAATTAGAATGGGCTAAACAGACCCCTTGCAATGTCCTGATACTGGCCCCACTTGCCGTTACAGGACAGACGCTCAGGGAAGCTCAGAAATTCGGCATAGGAAATATAAACCACGCTCGAAGCGCCGAAGACGTAAAGAGTAAAATCACCATCACCAATTACGAATCACTTCACAAGTTCGATCTGTCAAAGTTTGAGGCCGTAGTCCTTGACGAATCTTCGATCCTGAAATCATACATGGGAAAAACGAAGATGCTGCTTCTTGAATCATTCAAGGACTATCCCTTTCGTCTATGCTGCACGGCCACCCCTGCCCCTAATGACCACATGGAATTAGGGAATCACGCGGCATTTCTCAGCGTTATGCCTTCAAATGAGATGATTTCTAGATGGTTTATCAACGATTCCATGCACGCCGGAAGTTATCGACTAAAAGATCATGGGAAGCGCGACTTTTGGCGATGGGTATCATCGTGGGCGGTATCTCTTCGGCAACCTTCCGACATTGGCGATTATGCTGATGAAGGATTTGCATTGCCTGAATTGAAAATGGCAACATGTACGGTCGATGCAGCGCCCCCGGAAGGCTATCTATTCAACACCGGGACTACGCTATCGGCTACGGAGATTCACCAGGTTAAGCGGGGAAGCGCCAAAGATAGAGCAATAGAGGCGGCTTTATTCGCCAATGGCTCCCATGATCAATGCCTTATCTGGTGCGATACGAATTATGAAGCCGACGAGGTTATGAAATGCCTGCCCGACGCCGTTGAAGTACGCGGCGACCACCCCGACGAAAGAAAAGAAAAATCGCTTTTGGGATTCGCGTCCGGTGATTTCAAGGTCTTGGTAACAAAACCATCTATTGCCGGGTTTGGGATGAATTTCCAGAGATGTCACCGTGTCGTGTTTATCGGCCTCTCCTACTCGTTCGAGAATCTATATCAGGCACTGCGCCGTGTTTATCGGTTCGGGCAACTTTACCCAGTAGATGGGATGATAATCGAATCAGAGGCCGAGGAAGGGATCAGGAACGTGGTTATGCAGAAGATAGAAAAACACAAGGAAATGCAAGACGAAATGTGTGGCGCCATGAAGGAGTTTCAGGTCATGAAGCGCCGGGAATTGACGCCTATTCCAGTGGCAGAAAAAGCAGAGGGCAGTGGATGGGAATTATGGAACGGCGATTGCGTCGATGTCATGGAGAAAAACGTCGCCGATAATTCAATCGACTTTTCGATCTTTAGCCCTCCATTTTCAAATCTATACATCTACAGCGATAGCATAGCAGACATGGGGAATTGCGCTAATAACGGGGAGTTCTTCGGGCAAATGGATTACTTGATTCGGCAATTATTCAGGGCCACGGTGAACGGGAGGCTATGCTCAGTTCATTGCAAAGACCTACCCGCCTACATGGGACGCGATGGATCGGCAGGATTAAAAGACTTTCCGGGAGAAATAATCAGGGCATTTGAGAAGGGCGGATGGCAATACCATAGCCGGGTGACAATCTGGAAAGACCCCGTAACGGAAATGCAACGGACAAAGAATCACGGACTACTTCACAAGCAACTTTGCAAAGACTCGGCAGCGTCACGGCAAGGGATGGCTGATTACCTGATAACATTCAGGAAGTGGGACGGAGTAGATTTCCCGAAGCCGGTTCATGGACCGAGCAACCTTGTCAGATTTACGGATTATATTGGAGAAGAGGGACCGGAAAACGCCCGGACGGAAAGGGACTTCTCTATTCAAGTATGGCAACGATATGCATCTCCCGTATGGTTTGATATTAAGCAACAAAGAGTCCTGCAGGGAAGCAGACACGCATCATGCGAAGAGGACGAAAAGCACATTTGCCCCTTACAATTAGACGTCATCGAAAGGGCGATCCATTTGTGGTCAAACGAGGGTGACGTCATATTCTCCCCATTTGCCGGGATCGGGAGCGAAGGATATTGTGCCGTGAAGATGAGAAGGCGATTCGTCGGGATAGAATTAAAAAGAACCTACTGGCAGCAGGCGATAAGGAACATCGAAACGATTATGTCAAAGAAAGATCAAGAAACGCTGTTTGACGCGGTGAACGAATAATGCAGCTAAAGCGCCACAGCCTCCTTGAGAGCGTCGTCAATGTCTCCGTCGGCTATTTCGTAGCCCTCGCTTCTCAGCTGGCCGTGTTCCCGATATTTGGGATTAAAGTTACGCTTCGGGAAAATCTTGTAATCGGGCTATTTTTCACGGTAATATCCATTGCGAGATCCTACGTTTTACGGCGGATATTTAACAGGGCCACAGGATGATCCCGCCCAAATCTTACATGTTTCCCCTGATCCTGGCCAGCTAGATCTGCGGGGCAACTCTGGCGTGGCTGATAACGACGGTGCATGGGTTCATTCTGATTCCGGTGGCCGTTGGGAAGATACTTTCGGAAATATATAATGCAGATTCTCAACAATGACGCCAACTACATAAAATAAAGGGGAAATAATGGAGCGAATCGTAAGGGCAATCACGGAAGCAATCGACCAGGTGGCGGATAAAAGGAAACCGGCCAAGATCATCGACGCGCTGAGATACGTCTTGGCGCATTATGTCAAGCTGACTATGGGGAATAAACCAACTAAATTAAGAAAAGGAGAATTATGAGCATGAGAATCGGACTATCAACGGCAAAAGAAGTGGCGCGGCAAATCGAGGGGCTGATCCAGTATCACGAAGCGGACATCAACAAGGCGTATGTTAAATGCGGTGAAGAGGATTTGGCTATTGCCTTCAAGACGAAAATCAAGCCCGCCGGAAACGCCCTATCAATCGTAACGGAAATCAGTTTCACCGTCGAAAAGCTGAAAGATTCTGCAAGCGGCCGGGTCAGTGAATTGCCGCTCTTTGAAGAGAATCCGCATGACCGGCGGACCCGGACGCATGTCAGGTGGATGATGCTGGGTGGCGAAAAGAAGAAAGGGGATTTTGAGAACTTCTTAAAACAGGCGGCGTGATATGAAACCGCTATTCTTGAAAAACTTTACTCCCGGAGCCTCCAAGTACCAGAACAAGAAAATCGAAATTGACGGCATCCTGTTTGACTCCAAGAAAGAGGCCAAGGTTTATTCTGAATTGGTTCTCATGAAACAGGCCGGGGAAATAGCCGACTTCTCGCGACAGGTCGTTTTTGAGCTTGTACCGGCGCAATATGAAGCTGTCACGGAAAAGAAAAGCAAGTGCGTAGAAAAGGCCGTCACCTATAAGGCCGATTTCGTGGTTGAGCATCAGGACGGCGAAAGGTCAGTGATCGACGCCAAGGGGATGAGAACGCCGATATACATAATCAAGCGAAAACTGATGCGATACATCCATAAAATCTCGATTAAGGAAGTGTGAAATAGTTTGGCATTTCTGCTTATGGAGCGTATGGTTAATCTGCGAGGATGGAAATACAATGGATGTTAATAAATTAAAGCAAACGATTTTGAGCCACGGGGAAGATGTCATTCATTGCCATCCTCGCAACCCCGTGGCTCTTGTCGTTTGTGAAGGATCTTTATGGATTGGATAAAGGTCCTGAATAGACATGTTTTGTTTGAGTACGACGACCTGAGAGATTCTGAATTTGTCGCATGGATTAAGATTATGGCACTAACAGCCTATCTTGAACACATCCCCACGCACGAGCAAATGTTGAAACACGTCCACTATAAAACCTTAATGTCACTTCAAGACAAGCTCAATAAGCACTCAATAGACCTCCAATACGTGCTCAATAAGGTCTTAATAGATGCTCAATACGTTCACAATAGGCGCGAGACTTGGAAAAAGAATAAACAACAATATCGTGACGATAAGAAAAATGTCTCAATGGATGTCTCAATGGATGTCTCAAGCATAGAGAAGAGAAGAGAAGATAAATATAAAGATAAAGAGAAGAATATAAATAGGGGGAAAATAAAGAGAGCTGCTTTTATAATTCCTTCTCTTGAAGAGGTGACGGAATATTGCAACGAGAGGAAAAATCAGATTAAGCCAAGCGTTTTTTTAGATCACTATACTGGGAACGGTTGGATGGTAGGAAAAAACAAAATGAAAGACTGGAAAGCAGTCATCAGAACATGGGAAACCAGAGACGGAGGCAACGGAAATGGAAGCAAGAACGTCAACACCTACCCCAATCGGGCAGGCAATCCCCGTGCGGTATCAGATGAAACAGAACGAGAGCTTGCAGAGATCGGAGCCGGGTACGCAGCCGCAAAAGCTGCGAAGGAGGCCGCCCGTCGTCAAGCCAATGGAAATGCCGAGGGAAACGATGTCCCGGATTTTGGGATGCAGAATTGACCAGCTTGATACAGATGCAGATTATGAGGCAATCAAGAAAATACTCACAACATTTCACAAGCAGGGCGACGACAGGGCATGGGATGAATACCGGCGCAAAGTGTCACCTGAAAGCATCTTGCCGATCATCGAGAAGATTCTAAGCGAGTGTGAACGCAACGGATTCATCGGGCCGCGTGTAGATTACAAAGGGAAGATCGTATGGCAACAAATCCTTGCCAATGGCGACTATTTCAACCTTGATCAATGCACGCTCTGTTACCGGCCATGTGAGCGGAGAGAGGAAATAGACACAGGGGAGGCGAAGCGGAAGCGGCAACATCAACGGAACTACCGGGAACCGGCGCCGTGCTGGGAGGGCAATCATGTCAACCCGTGAAGCCTGGATAAAGCGCAAGATCGAAATCATTGAAGGCGAGAGGGAAAGCATCAACAACGTCATCGGGGATTTGAAGCGCGAACTCATGCAGATCCAGGGCAAGGCGGCGAATGACCAGGCTGATTATGGCGGGGATATTGAACCCAAGAGCTTGAACGCTGCGCCTATCTTTGATCCGTTTGTGGATGGGGTGATATGAGGGCATACACAAACAAAAGCGCCCGTCGTGGAGACCGGGCGGGTGAGGTAAATTACGATTTAATGGTTTTCGGCCTTCCGCCCTTCTTTCCGTTCTCGCGGGAGGAGGAGGCTTTACGTTCGGATTTTACCCGGCCCAATGCTGCGGCTGCGGATTTTATGGGGGCCATCTCATGACGCACTTCGTCGCCGGTCAATGTCTCCCCGTGTTTCGATTTCAGGTTCCGGGCGATGGTTTTCCATTCCTCGCCACCGTGATCATCGGCCCGGTGAATAATGTCATGTCTGGCGGCGAAAACCATATCGGCGGCCAGAGTGAAACCGACGCTCGCATTCGGGTTTTTGTCCAGCATGTCCTCGTAATGTTTTTTGGCTCTCATGGTTTGTATCCTCCGTTAAAATTGTTTAATTTCAGAAATATCAGCGGCGTCAAACGTGGGGCCGTATGCACCGATTCCACCAATTTTATTGATGGCGTCAGGCATCGACGTGTCATGGGAGGAGGCGATTTTGCGGACCGTATTCCAGCACCATTCAGAGACAACCACAACGCCGTCATCGTTTTTGAAATGCTCCAACTGTTTAACCTGTTCAACCAGGTCATACGAATCACCGGAGGCAGTGCCTCCGCTCGTATCAATGAGCCTATACCGCCTGTCGGTGTATGTTCTGTATCTCAAAACCTGTTTCACGTCGTTAATTCTGGTCATCGTGTTTTTGTCGAATGTTCTCATGGTGTCAACCTCCCGTGGTTTTTAATGGCAGTCGTCGCAGAGACCGGAGCCAGGATTTGTGGAGAACGGATAGCCGCCCGTGTGTCCCGTTTGTCCGCATCGGCAGCAACGCATAAACGAATTAGCCGTTTTGGGTTTTGCTGGCGCGTCGGCGGGGCATTCAACGTGGGATGCTCCCGATCCTTTTTCCCAATTAATAAGAGCACCGGCAAGAATTCTGTTTCCGCATTTTTTACAGGTTCCGTCAAATTTAGCCGTGATTGTCATTTCCCCTACCTCCTGTTTTATTTTGGTTTTGTGTCTCTGTTGGCTCTAATATATATCCTATCGTTAGGTTTGTCAAGTATTATTTTTAATTATTTTAAAAAAATATTACACAATGAAATCAACCATATAGGCGACACAATGAAAATAAATGAAAAAATAATCATGGGGCACCGAATGTTGCAAAAGCCACACGAGAGCCGGCAAAAAAGAAAAACGCGCCTTATGCCATAAATAGCACAATCTGTTCAATCACGCGCTGTCAAGGGAAATCTCGCCGAAAATCCTCAACAATATCCACAACAGAACGCACGTTCTAGAAATAACTTGACATAATCATTATGGGAGAGTATTTTAAGGCCGCATGCATCCTTGATTCGTAGCCGGAAGGCGAAGAATCGGTAGGTCATAGACAAGGAGTAATGTTTTAATGGCCCCAAGGAAAGATAAAAAGCCTCAATCAGCTAAGCCCCCCAAAAAGCAACCCGCCAAAGATAAGGGCGCTATCGAAGCGCCATTGACGATAGGAACACAAGAGCGAGCGGAAGTGACCCCTAAGCCATTCGGAAGACCGCCCTCAAGAACCCCAGAAGAAATCACGGCTATCAAGATTCAAATCATTGACATCGTAAACACATCAACTCTGTCAATCCGTAAGATATGCGATAAACTATCGAAAGAGATAGATAATTTCCCTTGCAGAGAAACTATCATAGGATGGCTGGGGGATGACAAGGAATTCGCTAACCAATACGCGCGCGCCAAAGAGAATCAATGCGATCTCATGGCCGAAGAAATTATTGATATTAGCGACGATGATAGTCTCGATCTCGCCTTTAACGAGGACGGCAAAGCCTTTGTTGATAAAGAGCACATTAACCGGTCCCGATTGCGAGTAGATACCCGCAAATGGATATTGAGCAAGCTGAAGCCGAAGAAGTACGGAGACAAGTTGGAGCTTGAGCATACGGGAAATATGACCGTTGAAATAGTTAAGTTTTCGGAGATTAATGAGAATAAGGCTTCCAAATAACTGGCAACCGCGCCCCGATCAGATGAAGCTCTGGTGCTATCTGGAGGATGGAGGGACACGTGCTGTCGAGGTTGCCCATAGACGCTGGGGGAAAGACGATGTTTGTCTCCATTATGCAGCCGTGGCTCAGCAACAGAGGATCGGCAATTACTGGCATATGCTCCCTGAGTATGGGCAGGCACGTAAGGCTATTTGGGACGCTGTTAACCCGGCTACGGGCAAGAGGCGCATTGACGAATCATTTCCCGATGAGATCCGCTCCGCAACCAAGCAGCAGGAAATGATGATCAAATTCAAGTCAGGGTCAACTTGGCAACTTGTCGGCTCTGATAATTATAATTCTCTCGTAGGCTCCCCCCCTGTTGGCGTTGTCAATTCAGAGTATGCCCTATCAGACCCAGCAGCATGGGCCTATCTTGACCCGATCCTAATGCAGAATGGAGGCTGGGGAATATTTATCTACACTCCCCGCGGCAAATC